GCATGTCGCATTGCGATACGCTATTTGTTTGCTCACAATGGGCAAAAGAGATATTAATAGAGCAAGGGTTTTGTCCTGTTCATGTGGTTCCTTTGGGTGTGGATACCGAAATTTTCAAGCCCCATCTAGGTAGTCGCGATGCTACAATATTTTTCAATTGCGGAAAATGGGAAGTTCGCAAAGGCCACGATATTCTAATTGAGTGTTTTAATGCAGCTTTTGAACCACGAGACAATGTAGAATTGTGGATGATGTGCGACAACCCGTTTATTGGACAGATGAATGACCAATGGAAAAGTCTTTACAAAAACTCAAAATTGGGTGATAAAATTAAGTTTATTCCAAGGCAAAACACCCACGAAGATGTGTATAACGTCATGAAGCAAGCCGATTGCGGAGTCTTTCCTGCTAGAGCAGAAGGATGGAACCTTGAACTACTAGAAATGATGGCCTGCGGTAAAGATGTTATAGCAACTAATTATTCAGCACACACAGAATTTTGCAACAAAGACAATTGTTATTTAGTTGATATTGACGAACTCGAACGAGCACGTGACGGAGTATTCTTTTCTGGGGAATACGGAGAATGGGCAAGAATTAACGATTCCGCTAAGTCTCAACTTATTGAACATATGAGGACTGTTCATGGGGTTAAGGGGCAGTATACAAACCATATGCCAGATGAGGTTGCCCGAAATTGGTCTGGAGTAAAAACAGCAAATAAATTCACATGGGAAAATTCAGCAAAGGAGTTATTAAATGGACTTGGAATTTAAGTCGCCACGAGCGATTCTAAACCATTACAGAAAAGGTTTTATTGGAAGCGTCTGCGATGCAGAGGATACCGCAATACTGCTGGGCGAACTGCCAATGCCTATCTTTGGTGCAGCGGCCCACAGTTTGCGAGACAGTGGCGAGGGAAAGCTCTCATTGCCCTTTAAATCGCTTTTAAAGTTTGACCCCACATTCGGGCCGAGCGAGGCACAAACCACAGGAGATTGCGTTGCTCACGCCACACGCAACGCTGTGGATGTTACAAGGTGCGTAGAGATAGACATTGACGGAGAAAGAGAAGAATTCGTTGCCCGTGGAGCAACTGAAGGAATCTACCAATCTCGACCTTGGAGTGGTCAGGGAATGACATGCTCTGGTGCGGCAAGATATATCAGCGAACAAGGCGGCATCCTACTCCGTAAAGATTACGGGGAGGTAGACCTTTCTACGTACAACTCTAAACTGGGAGACAAGAAACTAATTCCCCGACAAATCTATAAAGATGAAGCCCAGAAACATCAAGTTAAAACCGTTTCCAATATTAGAACAGTCGAAGAAGCGAGAGACGCACTAGCCAATGGTTACGCCTTGGGCGTTTGTTCTGGTTACGGTTTTAGCTCTAGGCGAGATAAAAACGGAATCGCTGCTCGCGGAGCAGGATGGAACCACGATATGGCGTGGATTGCCTGCGACGATTCGCGAGAGCGACTCAATGAAACCTTGTTTCTGATCCAAAATAGCTGGGGGATATTCAACTCTGGGCCGAAAGTTCACGACCAACCAGAAGGAAGTTTCTGGATTCGTGAGAAAGACGCTCGTGGGATGTTGTCTGAAGGCGGGGGGTGGGTATTCTCAAACGTAGAAGGATTCCCTGCTAGAGAAATTGATTACACAATAGATGAGGTATTTTAATGAACACTTCGACAAAGGCAATGATAGGGCTTGGTTTGATTGCCGCAATGGTTTTTTATCAAATAAAATCACAATTACCAACAAATGTGATGTTAAATGACGAAATTAACACTATGATAGTACAAGTAAACGAAGCCTTTGATAAAGCCGAGGTGGAAGTTTTAGGTGTTAAACCTAATCCCAATCCAGAACCCAACGCCCCTAAAGTGCCAGACCCAGACCCATCCAAATGTATTTGTGGTGGAACTGGGGAGATTGTTCAAGGTGACGGTCACATTACTCAATGTCCTTACCACGGAAGCACAGAGCAGGAACCTGAGTCAAACGTACAGTATGTCGAACCAAACGCTAAGATATATGTTTATCCCAAGCGTAGAGGTTTTTTAGAAAGATTATTTTTTAACTAGGAGAGTATTATGAACAAAGTCAAATCACTTATCACGAGTCGCCGTTTCTGGGCTGCTTCATTGGGCCTAGCGGCTGTTGTCGCTTCTGATCTATTTGGAGTGACTCTAGACACAGAGCAACTTCTTGGGGTTGTAACCATTGTGGTTGCTTGGATTATTGGCGATACAGTTCGAGAAACTGAAGATAAAATTAAAAACTAAGGAGTTAACTTATGGAATTCTTGTCAAGCCTTAGTTTGCCGCAATGGGCTATCATTGGTATCGGTATTTATATGCTACTTTCTGGCACTATGAATTTTTCCCAGTTGCTTGAATGGTTTAAGAAACAATTCTCCAAAAGCGAAGTGGAAGATAAAGATAAAGGTTTAGCGATCTCGGTTGAAGAGGCTGACGGATATAGTTTAGTTCAACTGGTAGTAAAGTGGGACGACCTATCGAATTCTTGCAAAAAAGCAGGATGTATTGCAGCTTGCAAGGAGTTGGATAAGGTGTTTCCCTTGTTGGCTCCCACCCAAAAGGGAGAAATATCTAATGAAAGCTAAAACTTTAATCGGCTTGGCATTACTAGCCATAGGTTTATTCTGGCCTCAAATTCAGGAACGGATTCCTGATTTTATTATTCCTTCAAGGCCATCCATAGATATTATGGAACCTTCTGAAGAAATAAAAGAAAAGGTCTCAAGTATCTCTTCTGAAGTTGTCGATAAGAAAGACAGGTTAAACTTGACAGTGTTTAACAAGGTTTTCTCTGAAAGAGTATTGGGTTACTCTGGGGTTCAAGCCCAACAAATCAACGATATCTACACTATCTCTGCTAAAACCTTCTTTGGTCAGAAGCTAAAGGGTAAGTATGAAAAACTGGCTGGCGGTCTTACAGCTTTAATGTCAAGCACTCTAGGGGTTGAAGACCATGTTGTTACACCTGCGGAGTTGCAGGATTTAAATTCTAATTTCCAAGGATTATCTTGGTCGTTTTCAAAGTGAGGTAAATATGATTCAAATTTTAAAAGACTTAATTCAAGCCAAGTTGGGAGACATGGCATTTAAGTTGCAGGCTATTTTAAATTCTCCCGAAGAAAATTCGGTAGCAAAGCTTGATAGCTTGTTGAGCGATTACGTAATGGAGGTGCAAAAATTAAAAATGCTAGATGAAATCATTAAAAGTTCTAATCAAGAGCCTGCACCTAGTGAAGAGTCAGAGTAATTTAAAGCCAAGAAAGAAATTGAATGAAATTGAAACTAACTTTTATTGTGGCACAGTGCGACAAAAAGACTAACATTTCAGACCCTAACAGATTTCGAGTTCTCTTAGATGATGACATGAGTTTTCCATCTAAGTACATTTCGACAAAAGACGAGTTCGACACTCTCAAGGAGTTGTCGGATGAGTTTTTAAGGGTTGATTTCAATTGGCTACCAAAAGAAATACGGGGGTTTAGAAAGTTGCAAGAAGAATCTCTTGAGCTTAAAACTCCCGTATTTGAATTGGTGTACTCTTCTTATATGCCACTAATTCTAGGCTCAGAGAGAAGGGGGTATTTCTTCACGGAAAAAGAAATACATGACGCAGGCATAGAGATTGAAGACTTTTACCAAGACGTACTATCATCCAGATCAAGGGGTTTTTAAAATGGATAAATTAGGAGATATCGAGAAGTATAGAAACGCAGGGCAATCAGGCGAAGCTATGGATAATATTGAGTCATTTATTCTTTTATTTGTTGACAAAAGCGGGGAGGTAGGTTATAATGTAGACTGGAGCAAAGGGATAGAGGGCTTCGCTAAGATGTTCTTCTCAATGGCTTACTCTAATTTACTTGATGATATTTTAAACGATATGGAACAAGAGTGTGTAAAGACTGACAGAGTAGAAGAATTTGAACAAATTCTTTTAATTTTAACCAAGCTACTTAGAGAACGAAACGCCGAAATCGCTGAGACTACTGAAGTTGTAGACAGTGTGGGTGACTCAGTTGTTGTTTCACCCTTAAGCGATCCGTACTTTCAATAATACTGGAGATTGCAATGAATCACAAGAGAATAATGTGGAAAAGCTGGAATGTGATTGAGTCTGGGATTATCGAAAAGAATAGTAATTTTTTGTTTGAAATAACAAAATCGGAATTAGGTGAGCCATACGAGCAAGAGGGTGAGGGGCAATTTGAGGATTTATCAAACATATCAATGCCTCTGGCTGTCCAAACTCCAATAGGTGTATTCCCGCAAGATTCCTTCTTTTTGCCAAGCAATAGATGGGATTGCTGGATAGGGCTTACAAATTTTGATATATCCCACAACCTGCAAAAGAAAATGGAACAAGTTTCTGGAGTGGAGAGGTTAAAAACTATTGGTAGGTATACGTTTTTTATTGGGGTTGCAAAACTTTTTAAGATCAGAGATGTTAGGCAGGACATAGAGAAAGTTTCCTGCGTCTATACGGAAAGTGAAATATTGTCTGATAGCAA